GAGGGAAAGGGGATCTACTGCCATGGAATCCTCAGAGGTAGAAGGTCTCGATTGCTACGCCCCAGTTGACGACTGCCGCCCGGTCTATCTGTGAGTGGGCTGCGAGCCCGAAGGTGCTCCGGCCGTTGATGGCACTGTGCACAAGCACGCCGTCACGGCTCTGGTAGGCACCGGCAACGGTGTAGGGGGCAGCAGCTCCGCGGGTGACTGGGTTGTTCCACATCCGAGAGGTGCCCTGAATGTTCGCGACTTCCTGCGCATGCCCTCGGTATGCGGTGTAGGCGGTCGACACCTTCTGCACGTAAGGGGCAATCCAGACCTGCCGCGCTGTGTCGGTTTCCTGCCCGCCTCCGGTGCTTTCGTCTGGTCCGCCTTCGACTTCCCACCAGTAGTGATAGACCGCGGTGCAAGCCCGTCGGGCGTCGATGGTGATGGCAGTGCCCGGGATGAGGTGGAAGGCCTGCGAGGTCGACCGCCCCTGCCCGCTTAGGTACTTTGTGCAGAAGGTCAGGCGCACAAGCCCCGAGTTGCTGCCCCCCTGGTGTCCGCTGATGCCGTGCTGCACTGCGCTGTAAGGTTCGAAGCTCGGGGGCTGGATGTGACGGGTATCGATCCACTGAGAGGCCTGCACGTCACCTGAGACAATGCCCCCATGAAGGTACACGCGCAGGGCTTGATAGTTGCCCTCGAGCGCTGCAGAAGTGCAGACGGTGCCGTCGCTAAACGTGTTGGGCGGACTGAATGACATTCACTTCACCCGGTGCTTGAGGACAGCAAGGTTGCCGCCATTATAGGCAAGGCTCGAGCCGTTGCTATAGGTCGTGTCGTGCACCAGGTAGTTGTTCCCGCCTGTCTTGTATGGATGCAGGACACCTTTCACGACTACCCGCAGCCCGTAGATAGTCTGCGAGCCTGACGTCTTGGGGTAGAACCAAGCCCCGGAGATGCCGCGCCAGAGCTGCGTGCTGGCTTTGCTCGCGCGGGGCAGAATGCCGTTGTCTGGGGTGTCTGCATACCGGAGCCCCGCGGGCATCACACTGCTCGCCAGCGTATTGGTGAGCAGCTCGCCCCGATAGCCTCCGATCGTGCTCTTGAAGTCGCCCTGCCCAGGCACTGCGACGTAGTTCGCACGAGCTGCGCTGGTGATGTCCCACTCGAGGTAAAACACCCAGACAGCTCCCCAGGTGTCTGTCTTCTGCCCGCCTCCGCTGCCGTCGTTGAATTCGTAGTATCCGAGGCTGCCTGCCGCGTTCCAGTTGCTGCCCTGGGTGGCTTTGGCGGAGAGGTTCCAGTAGACGCGAAGCACTTCACCCGCAGCTACCGTAAGGCCTGCCCCGAAGCTCATCTGACTCGGGTTGCCTGCTCCGTCTTCGATCGGGTGCGGGTCTGCAGGCATCGAGGTCATGCCGTTGACCGTCACCGAGCTCGAGTGCTTCCAGTTGTTCAGGCCGATGCCTTGCTCTTGCGCATGCGTCAGCAACCAGCTCGAGCCGGAGAACTGCGGCAGGTCGTGAGCTGCGTCTCGGTGGTTGAACTGGTTCAGGTCGGTCTGGGTGTAAGACGCAAAGCGGGTGTTCAGGCTTGCCGCGTCGAGCGTGTCTCCGCCCTCGATGGGCCCGTCGGTGATGCGAGACATTAGCGCCACCTTCCAATAGCGAGATAGCGCATGCTGTAGAGGTGCGCCTGAGTGACCGGCATGCCGGCGGTTGTGACGTTCTTGTCGTCCTGTGATGGCCCTGTGATGCGCCACTGAAAGCGCACGGAGATGTCTCCTTGCGGAACAAGGCTTGAGCCGATGACTCGGAAAGCCTCATGACATCCGGGCCCGCGCTTCTCGACTAGCGTGACACCGTTCGCGGTGATGCGGAGGTTGAGGTATCGGGGCGTCTTTGGTGTTGGGACGTTCAGGCCGTCCGCCATGGCTCCGAAGATGTAGCCGTTGCCTGCCCATTCGATGTGCAGGTGCCCGCCCTTGAAGCCTGCAAGAGTTACCGCGCTGGACGTGCTGACGTTCTGCCAGCCACCAGGGTAGACGCGGAAGGCTGCCGCGTTCCAGCTGTTGCTAGTGGGGTCTGAGGCAGGGTCGAAGGTGACCGTGTTCTGCTGCCCGCCTGTCGGGTGTTGGTCTGCGATGTAGCCTCGCAGGATGGCGTAGTCTTTGAGCCTTGACTCGGTGACGTAGCCTTCGGGCAGCTGCTCGCGGTCGAGCGTTGTGATGCTTGACTGCTGCGCCCGCAGCTCATCGTTGACCGCTCCGGGGCTTAGTGTGCCGCCCGTTGTGGCGTCCCGCTGTGCCCACCTCTTCACGCCCGCCTCCCCATCACGACTTTGGTGCCCTTCGTGGTGAACTCGTACTCATGCCCGACCAGGATGATATCTGCTGTCGTCTCGAGCTCGAAGCAGAACCAGGCCGCAGACATGTGCGCGACACTGTATCGCAATGGTACAAGACGTTCGGAGCGGTATGTCTCGGGTGCACCGAGTACCGTCTTGTCGAGCGTCGGCAGCACAACAGCATCAGGGGGCTGTGCAAGGTAGGTGCGCTCGAGCACGGGCACTAGGTCGAAGTCTTTGTAATGCCGCATGGTGATGGTACTGTCGCCGGTCGTCATCACCCAGATAGTCACGTATGTGACCTGCTTCTGCAGCTGCGGGTCACCGGCAGACCACCAGGCAGACCGGTAGATGCTGGTGGGGGCGGCCTTGAAGACCATCTCATCGGCTACGACACTACTGCCGAGGGCGCGCTTGCCGGACATGACGAAGAGGCCGCGCTGTGAGCTGGTGCCCCCTGCCTCTGCTCCGGTGTGATGTCCGAAGATAATCGTACCGTCTGCCCGTGTGGCGATGGCTCCGACAGGGAAGCCTCTGCGCGTGCTCCAAGGGCTAAGGCGCTGCGAGTCAAGGAGCGCCAGGCGGTCGAGGTGAAGCACTAGGCCGCGGTTCGGGCGGTCGTTGCCCTGGGTGGGGATGTAGAGCTGATACTGCCTCTCTGTTGCGCTAAACGTAGCCACTGCGCGCGGCAGGCAGTCCGGTGTGATCTTCTCGATGAGCTCGTCTTGCCCTACCGTCAGGTTGACAAGGTCCGCAATAGCACCGCCCTCGAGGCCGCCCGTTAGGCCGTACACACCATCCGTACCGAGAAAGACGACCCCGAGGCCGGGCACTGCTGCGATAGTGTGCGGGCTGAGGCAGGTCACCGAGTTGCTGATAGTTGAGACCTGAAAGCCTTCGGTGAAGCTGCCTGTAACGACGTCTATGCCCCGCTCTCGGAAGACAAGCAGGTTCGTGTAACTGCCAAAGAGGCCGGTGATAGCTCCGCCTTCGCTTGACAGCTGAATGAAGTTCGCGGAGCCGAACTGCTCGATGAGACCTGGCGCGCTGTAGTAGAGGCTGAGGCCGTCATCGATGCCGCCGTCAAGCCAAAGGCAGCCCCCGAACAGCCCCGAGAAGCGGGCCCGCGGGGCAGGTAGCGGACCGGTCGAAAGGTCCGGCCTTGGCTGTGTTAGGTCTGAGCTGCGAACGGGGTCAAAGTGCAGGTCCTCTGCGTTGTTTCGAATGATTTCGAGACGGTAGAGCGTTGTGTCGCCGCCGTAGGGGCTGTCGGGACTGTAGTTCTTGGTTCTGTAAAGCGCACGCGCAACGGTGCCCTCCGGCCCGATAGGTAGGCGCACTGCAACAGCGTGCCGCATACGGGCAGCATCTACAGGCAGACCCCAGGTGATTGTTGCTGCCTCGCTGCTTGGTCCTTCGCTGCCCGTGTCGGTGATGAAGCTGCAGACGTACGCATAGAGCGCTTCGTTCCCTCCGTCGACTGGGGTGCCTGCCATGTTCGAGCCGAAGCCGAGCCCCCAACGCCCTCCGTCGGCAATGGCTTGCGGGTGTGACGGACACCACAAGGTCAAAGCGCTGCCCATGATGGTCGGGTTGTAGCTGGTAGTGCTTGGGGCAGGCATCGGGTTGACGTCAAGCGGCTCGGGAGAGGTCGGCAGTGACGCGAAGCCGAACGCCCGACAACAGCGCCCGATTGCTGCCGTCGACTCTGCA